GTTCCTAAAGATTTCAAAGATTTAGATGTAAAAGACAATAGTGATCTTAAACTTCCAGATCTAACACAAAACACACCATTCTAATGATTAAGATAAAAAATATATACCCGTATAAAGAATTAAAAAGAAACGATGGTAAAGTACGAACATATGAAACAGAAGGTGGAAAGAAATTAGCTTCTGTTACTTCTATTATATCAGAGACACAGACAGAAGAAAAGAAACAAGGACTAGAGAATTGGAAGAAAAGAGTAGGAGAGAAAGAAGCAGAAAAAATTAAGAACAAAGCTGCTTTAGTTGGAACAAGTATGCATAAACATTTAGAGACTTATTTATTACAAGAACAATATATTGATGACACAGATATTGGTCGGATAGCAAGGCCAATGGCAAATGAGATTATTAAAAAAGGATTAGTAGATCTAGAAGAATTATGGGGATCAGAAGTTCATCTATACTATCCTGGTCTTTATGCAGGAACTACTGATGTAGTTGGTGTGTATAAAGGAAAACCTTCTATTGTAGATTTTAAACAGACCAATAAGCCTAAAAAAGTGGAATGGGTTGGAGATTATAAACTACAATTAGCCGCTTATGCAATGGCGCATAACATTTTATTTGATACATCTATAACCACAGGTGTCATCCTTATGTGTTCTCGTGACAGATATTTTCAGAAGTTCGAGTTAAAAGAGGAGGAATATTGGCGCATATGCTGTGCTTGGATGTCAAGGGTAGCAAAATTTTATGCCCGCTAAAATTATTTTAGGACCTCCTGGAACAGGGAAAACGGAGTATCTTCTTAAACGTGTAGAAGAAGAACTTGCTAATGGTACTTATCCCAATCGTATTGGTTATTTTGCGTATACTGTTAAAGCTGCCGATGAAGCACGGACCAGGGCTATGAACAGATTCGAGGAGCTAGATAAAAAAGATTTTTTATATTTTAGAACATTACATAGTCTTGCTTTTAAACAATTAGGGTTATCGAAGGATGATGTAATGGGTGATGCTCATTACAAAGAATTATCAAGTCTTCTTGGTATTAAGTTAAGTAATACAAATCGTCGTATGGATAGTTTTGGAACAGGAATGCAGGATGATATTTTTGCGCAAGTAATTGATTTATCAAGAGCTCGTAATATTTCTTTGCGGCAACAATTCCAGGAAGTAGGTCATCTTGATTGTGGTTGGATGAAATTAAAATATGTCTTTGATGGAATTACAGAATATAAAAAGAAAAGAAAACTCTATGATTTTACAGATATGATTATTGAGTTTGTAGCTAGAGCTACACTTGAAGACTTAGTTCCTGATCTTGATGTTCTTATTATTGATGAAGCCCAAGACTTGCTCCCTATTCAATGGGAAATGGTAAAAATTTTAATGAACAATTCAGAGCGTACATATATTGCAGGAGATGATGATCAATCTATCTTTAAATGGGCAGGAGCTAGTCCTGAAGATCTTATTGGATTAAAAGGTGATCGTTATATCCTTGACCAGTCTCATCGTATTCCAAAAAAGATTCATAATGCAGCAACAGCTTTAATTAGTCGTGTTGAAAAAAGAATACCTAAACTATGGAAAGCAAAAGACGAAGAAGGAGATATACAATTTCACAATATGCGAGAGGCTGTGTATCAATTAATGGGTGAAGGTGAATGGTTAATCATGACAAGAGATAATTATACCCTAGAACAGATATCAGAAGATCTAAGACAAAGAGGATTATTCTTTTCACGATTTAATACTCCTTCAGTTAGTGAGAAAAAATTAAAAGCTATTAATGGTTGGACTAATCTTGCGCAACGAGACAAGAAACTAACATTAGATGAAGTTAAAACAATTTATCATTATTTATCTGTTCGCGTAGGGGTAGAGTATGGATATAAAAATATGTCCGATGCTGATCCTGAAGCTTTATATGATTATGAGCATTTAGTAATGAATCACGGGCTCCTGGTACCCCAGGAAAAGTTGTGGCACGAGGCATTAGACCGTATGCCGATGCGCGAGGTGGTATATATTGTCGCAGCGCTACGTCGTAAAGAAAACCTTAACCGCGCACCACGGATCAATATATCAACGATACATGGAGCAAAAGGTGGCGAAGCTGATAATGTTATGTTATTAACGGACATGCCACGTAAGGCAGACGAGTCTTATTATAAGAATCCTGACGATGAGCGTCGGGTGTTTTATGTGGGAATGACAAGAGCGAAGAAAGCATTGCATATTGTTCACTCACAAAGTGAAAGAGAATTTAGAGAGGTATTTTATTAATGGCTTACGCAAGAGAAAGACAAGAAAGATATGTTAAAACAGAAAAAGGGAAGGCTGCACATTTACGCAGTGCTTTAAAATATCAAAAGGAAAAACGTTCCCACGAAGAAGGAAGAATGATACTTCGTCTTCAAAAAATAAAGTGTAGGTGGGGTCAATCTGTTGCCGATTGGTATAAGGAGCAAGAACCTATGTGTCAAAGTTGTGGTAAAAGTGTGCTAAAGGCACCTAAAAATTCAGAAAGTAAACAAGACCAGGCTGTTATCGATCATGACCATATATACACACAAAAAGAATATAAAAACAATCCTGAGTTAAAACCAAGAGGATTATTATGTCATCAATGTAATGTCGGTATAGGAAATTTTAAGGATGATATAAGTAGATTGGTAAAAGCTATTTTATATTTATTGAAGGCGAAAAAATGATATCAGCAGAACTTTTAAAAGAAGCAGAAAAACTTGTTAAAAATGATCGTCACGAGGACTACGGTGATAAGTTAAAGAATCATCAGAACATTTCAAAGTTATGGAGTGCCTATCTAGGTGTAGAAATATCAGCACATGATGTTGCTATTTGTATGGGTTTACTTAAAATTGCACGACTTAAACATGCTCATAAAAAAGATAGTTATGTAGATTTAGCGGCATATGCTGCTATAGCAGGGGAAATAGAAGAGAGAACCGATAGACATATATCATTTGAATCGAAAGCAGAGAAAAAAGGGAGAGAAACAAGAGCGTATATAAAATCATTACAGAAGGATAAAAAATGACACAAAAACCACTATTTGAGCCACCTAAAGAATGGATACCACCTCAGAATCTTCCTGATTTATCAGAGGCCAAGGAGATTGCAATTGATTTAGAGACACACGATCCACACATCAAGGACCTCGGACCAGGATGGGCAACGGGGAGAGGAAAAGTTGTCGGTATTGCTTTGGCTGTTGATGGTTGGAAAGGATACTTTCCTTTGGCTCACGAAGGAGGAGGAAATTTTGATGAAAATATTATACGAAAACAACTTAAACCTATTTTAAGTAATGATGCTGATAAAATATTTCACAATGCAAGTTATGATGTTGGATGGTTACGTCAATGGGGATTAGAAGTTAAAGGTCGTTGTATTGATACAATGATTGCCGCAGCTCTTATTAATGAAAATAGAATGCCTGGACAATATAATTTAAACGCAGTTGCAAGAGATTATATAGAAGAAAAGAAAAATGAATCATTACTATATGAAGCTGCACAAGCATGGCAAGTAGATGCGAAAGCAGAAATGTATAAATTACCTTATCAATATGTTGGTCCTTATGCAGAACAAGATGCAGCTATTACTTTAAGATTATGGAACACATTAAAAATAGAATTACTGAGACAAGAATTAACAAGTATTTTTGATTTAGAAACAGAACTTCTTCCTGTTTTAATAGATATGAAATGGCAAGGTGTTCGTTTAGATTTAGATAAAGCACATAAAATTAAAAAAGATATTGAAAAGGAAGAGAAGAAATTATTATTAGATCTTAAAAAAGAAATAGGATTTGAAGTAGAAGTATTTGCTCCAACATCTGTTGCTAAAGCATTTGATAAGAAAAAAATAAAATACAACAAAACACCAACTGGGCTTCCTAGCTTTGATAAGAATTTTTTAGCATCATTAAAAGATCCTTTTTCACAAAAGATAGTTCAAGCAAGAGAGCTCTATAAAGCAAGGTCAACTTTCATTGATTCACTATTAAAACATGAACATAATGGCAGAATACATGGAGAAATTAACCAATTAAAATCGGACCAAGGTGGTACTATTACTGGTCGCTTGAGCATGTCAAATCCAAATTTACAGCAAATTCCTTCCCGAAATGAAAAAATTGGTCCTCTTATAAGACAATTATTTATTCCAGAAGAAGGATGTACTTGGGGTAGTTTTGATTATTCACAACAGGAACCACGCCTTGTTGTTCATTTTGCAGCTTTGACACATGGTGGTTTAGATGGTGCAGAAGAATTTGTTGGTGCGTATAATAATGATGCGTCAACAGACTTTCATCAAATAGCAGGAGACATGGCAGGAATAGAGAGACGTGTAGCAAAGACCATGAACCTCGGATTATTTTATGGAATGGGTCAAAAGAAATTAGGAAGTCAGTTAGGATTGGGAGAAGAAGACACAAAAGAATTATTTGATACTTATCATTCTCGTGTTCCTTTTGTTAAACAATTAATGAGTTTAGCAATGAAAACAGCAAATGACAATGGCCAGGTGAGAACTATTCTTGGTCGTATATGTCATTTTGATTTGTGGGAACCAACAAGATGGGGAGTTCATAAACCTTTACCAAGAGAAGATGCAGTGAGAAAATACGGATCAAGTTTAAAAAGAGGTTTTATATACAAAGCATTAAATAAATTAATTCAGGGTAGTGCAGCTGATCAAACGAAAAAGGCAATGATAGAAGTTCATAAGGCAGGTATCATTCCTCATGTTCAAGTTCATGATGAATTAAATGTTTCAATAAAAGATAATGCAATGCGTGATCAGATAAAAAGCATAATGGAAAATTGTGTAAAATTAGAAGTACCTAGCAAGGTAGATGCAAAGGAAGGAAAGTCATGGGGAGAGATAAAAAAATAAAATTATTTGCAACGATATGTCCTTTTTGTGAAGAAACAACTTTTCCTACAAAAACTGATATTGGAGATAATGTTTATAAATGCTCAGAATGTGGTGGTCTAATGGAACTCGAGGAGCAAGAAGATGAAAAGACAGTTGTTTTCGACCCTGAAATAGACTTAGACCCAACTATTCACTAATTTTGCTTGATTTTCCCATTTAATTGTTATAAGAAATAGTCGAGAAAAATGAATTTTTTATTGGTATTAGCTATTACTCTCCTTTGTTGGAAACCAATACTATTCATTATTATAGTAATAATTATTCTATTAGGAGGAATATGACAGATACAACTAAATATAAATCCGTTGCAGTAAAATTGCCTGTGTGGAACAAATTACAATCGTTTGCACAGCAAGATTTACGATCGGTCGGTAAAGTTATTGAATGGCTTACTGATAAAGAAGACAAGACAAGGAAAAAAAGAAAAATTAAAAATGGTGGATCTCATGCCTGAAGATAAGATAGAGCAAAAAGAATATGAAATTGTTGTTAGGCAGGTAAATACAATTACCTATAAAGTTAGTGATTTTAGTGAATCTTTAGCTGCTCATCAAGTCCAGGAGATGGTTGATAATAGAAATTGGGATGAATTATTAAAATATTCCCCAAAAAGCCCTAAATTTAAGCCAATTCCACCTTTTTCTTTACCAATTATAAAATGGGGTGTGAAAGAGGATGTTTTAAGATCTAATCCTTTCAAAAAACCTAAATCATCCTAAATACTTGCAATTTTATATAAAAAACTGTATTTTAAGCATATCTGAAGATCCGCTAAAGCTTCAGATTTTACATCAATGGGATGAGATGTCAGACACCTTGACATTCTCCTTACCCTTCTCGGATAGGAAACGGTGTGACAGCCCGGAGAGACGGGCTTCCAGGGAGGTTTAACTTGGACGAAAAAATATTAAATACTAGAAAGACATTACTTGACATTATAGTTAAAGATAAAAAAATTATTAAAAGTAAAAAAGAAAAATTAAAAACTCTTAATACTTTTAAACGTATATGGTCATCAAATGATGATGAAAAAACGAGGAAAGAAACTTTTAAACTATTGGGGAAAAGTACTCTTGCTTTATCAAAATGACTTTGTATGAACAAATTGAATGGGTAAAGGATATTAATGATGTGCACCCCAGGCATCCTGAAAAAGGTACGCAAGCTCTAAAGCATGTTTTTTATAAAGATGGAACTGATCAAAAATATTCTTTTGAAGAATGGAATATTATTGTAGAAGAAGGCGAAAAAAAGTTTGAAGAAAAACAAAAATTAATTAATACATTAAAAAACTTAGGAGGAAATAATGAATAATGTAGTTGCACCTGCTTTATTAAAAGCATTACATAAAAAATATGACGCTGAGCTAGAAATTGCTTTTGCTGAATGTATAATTTATTTAGCTAACTCTTCAGGAATAGGTGAGCATTCTGAAATTGTAGTTGAAGTTGATAAAAAAATACAAGCTATGCATGATGCTATAGGTAAAAAAGAAATTTTAGATACATATTTTAAAGCAAAACCAGAAATTCCCACAAAAGAAAAAAATGACAAAAAACCAGCAAGTTAGTTACGATATTTACCAACCATTTGGTCCTAGTGTAATGAAAGCATCTGTTCCACAGGTAGCTGTTGATCTTGTTAATAAAATTTCTGATGATATTTTAAAAGACAAAAAGAAAAGAGATGAACTTGATTGGCACGATAATTTAGCTGGAAATGTTAAATATGAAATTGCTTTACCTTTACATGAAATTCCTAGCATGGAGCAGCTTTTAAGTAGACTTGCAGGTGAATATATAAGTAAGACAATTAAAGATCAAATTGATTTAGAAAAAACTGATATGTCATATAGAGCATGGGTTGTTAGTCAATATGCAGGTGACTTTAATCCTGTTCACATACATGATGCTAATCTCTCTGGTGTTTGTTTTCTCAGGTTGCCTCCCGGCTATGAGGAAGAGTATCGACGTGAGGATCATCATCCAACTGTTGGTTGTTTGGAGTTCCTTGGGTCGATGCCGAATCATTTTGCTAATCATTCTTATTTAGTAAAACCACAGATAGGAGATCTTTATTTATTTCCAAGTCATCTAGCCCACCAAGTATATCCGTTTAGATCTAAAGGAGAGAGACGATCTATGTCTTTTAATATTCATTTAAAATCTAAGGAACCTGGTAAACCTGTTGGCAAGGGAGTTGATGTTTAGTGGCTCGAACAGGAAGACACGGCATTGGTAAAGGTAGAAGAAAAATTGGAAGTAGTAAACGAAAACGACGTTCTGCTAGATATAAAAACAAGAAAACAAGAAGAAAGAAAAGGAAATGAGTGAAATAGTTATATTAACATCCCTAGTAGTAATTATTGCTTTACTTGGATTTATAGCATTTATGATATTTGTTATAGGGCATAACCTAGATAAAAAAGACTAAGTTCTGTATTCTCTTTGACTAAATAAGTCAGGGTAATGCTCAAATAAGTAGTCAACTGTATCTTTTACTTTGTACGTGTAAAACGGATCTGCGGCAAACGGAGCAAGTGTCATAATTAATTGATCTATATTAACTTCGTTTACTAATGCTTGTTTTAGTCTTAGCTCTCTATATTCTGCAAACCGTGATACTTGTGATAATATACGTACATAGTCAGCAGTGCTTTCACATCGTCTTCCATATACTTTTAAGATAACCTCACTTTTAAGTGATTTAATGTGGGGCTCATTTCTATCTGTTTGAATAATGCCGTAGAAATTATTGGCTTCTGTTGCAAATCTTGATCGTCCCCAGTCTGATTCCAACGCTGCTTGTGCCACACTTATAATAACGACAACTCGTTGTTGTGGGGGTAGATAAGCATTAATCTCAGCCGTACATTCAGCTATGCCAAGAACAAACTCTTCCTGGTTCCTGTATTCAAAGTCAAATCCTTGAATAAAAGGAGAGCATAAAAGAAATAAAACGGCACAGATATCTTTAATCATGCACTACAGGCTACACATTCCTCTTCTAATGTGTCTAATGATGGTGGTTTTTCTGGAAACATATGTTTTTTTGGTTTTTGCAGCTTATTATTTAATTGCATCTCTAAATTAGCAATTATTTGTAGACTCTCTAATTGTTGTCTCTCTAGTTTTTGAATAGTTTCTTGGCAATTACAAGTGCCACAGCTGCAGTCAGTCATATCGTCTCCTTTATTAAGTGTGAAAAATATTCCACCTTACACCCTTCTTTCAAATGGGATCAAGTATTATTTTGATGACATTACGCTTATCATCCACTTTTTAAGATTGCTTCGCATCAAAAGTTCTGTCGTAAAGTTAGCATAAGCATTAACAAGGTTTTCTTCTAGCGCTCCTTCCAGGTGATACTGGTAATGACATAGATGAAAGAGCTCATGCACAACGAGATTAAGGGATACCTCATTGTGCATGTTCATAATGCTCTCATCCAAGTTAATTGTAAGGGGAGGCTTGGAATGAAATGATCCTTGTTGTTCTGCTATTTCGTATGACGCGTCGTGGCTTAACTGACGTAAATGGACTTTAAATGGTCCTATCTCAACGTATTGTGGTAGCTTTTCTTTCTTCACCAATTCTTTATTATATCATAACACTCCTCTAGGGAAGTCTTTTTTTGCTTGGTCCTGGAGTATTTGGTCTTGTCAGATGTAGTCTGCTTCTTGTACCGCGGATCCTGGAGCTGCTTGGCAACGGGATTTGGTCGTTTTTTATAGACAATTTTAGACATATAGTTGTACAGAAATTATTTTATTTTTTCTTTTGTCATTTTTTTCTTAAAATGAGGTAACTCAGGTAACTTTTGTCTTAACATATTGAATTATATATATTTTATCGGTTACTTATTGGTTACTTCTTATGTTTTATACAAGTAACTAAAGTAACCACTTTACACTTTTACTACAAGCCCCGTACAAAAAATAATAGAAAATATAATATATTAATATATATTATATACAACTATATGCAGAATGGAATGTAGAATATGTCTAACGGAAAGGGAATGGGGAACCAGAAGAAGCTGACCCCAAAGCAGATTAAATTTGCCTTATTAATAGTTACTAAAGGAGACCGTATGACTGCGGCTGATTGTGCTATTGAGGCAGGGTATTCTGAAAAAGCTGCTAATCAAATTGCTTCTAATTTACAGAGTCCTAAAATGTTTCCTCTTGTTGTTGCAGAGATAGACAGACTTAGAAAAGAGTGGCAAGAAAAATATAAGGTAAGTTATTCAAGGCATATTAAACGACTTGACGATTTGTCCAGAGGGGCTGAATCTGCTAGTAATTGGAACGCGGCAGTCGCTGCTGAGAAAGCCAGGGGCCAGGCAGCAGGATTATATATTGATAGAAAAGAAATACTTACAGGATCTATAGATCAGCTATCTAAGGCTGAAGTAGAGGAAAAACTCAAGGAAATCGAAAAACAATTTAGTATTAATGCTGAAGATGTGACAGTAATTGAGGATAAAATTATTGACAATAAAGACAATTAGTATAATTATGGGATAGTAATTAACAGGAGAAAGCATAATGAACATATTTTTTTTAGATAAAAATCCTCGTGTAGCTGCTCGCAAGCAATGTGATAAACATGTTGTTAAAATGGTATTAGAGTCAGCTCAAATGCTATCAACCGTTGCACATAAACATAAGTATGTAAATACACCAGGAATATATAAACCAGCTTACGATAATCATCCAATGACTCTTTGGGTTGGTGATAATAAAAATAATTATTTATGGTTGTGTGAGCACGGCTTAGAATTAGCTAAAGAATATACAAAACGTTATGGAAAAGTTCATAAGTCAGAAGCATTAATTCAAATATTACATGATTTATGCAAATCATGGTTTACATTTGGTGGGGGAGAATGTGATTCAAAGCTTATTACAACCCCACCGTTGTGTATGCCCGATGAATTTAAAGTACACGATGATTTTGTTAAATGTTACAAGGAGTATTATAAAAATAAAATATTATCTTGGAAAATTCCACCTCGTTGGTGCCTGGATGAACCTAATAATGTTGATGATCTTATGGAGGAGTTTCGTCACCAAGATCAAATTGAAGAAATAAAAGCAGTAAAGAGTTTTTAATGTATACTCATAATAATTCAGAAAGTGTATATCAAGATAGTGTTCGTGTTAGAACATTTAATCAAGCAAATAAAATATTTGCCGATAAACCTAAAAATAAATTATATCACTATCACTCTGGTAATCTGGCAGGAGACAGAGAGCTTAGAAAAGCTCGTGGTAATTATGATTTAGATAAGATTGGTAAGTTATTTTATAAAATGGCGGAAACAGAAAATTGTCAAATATTTCAAAAAACAATTGATGGTATTTGTCATTATTTTTGCAGGTATTGATGATTAAGAGATTATTTAGAAAGTATTTAATAAATTTATTACTGTCTGACAGAAAAATAAGACGGTTATTAAAAGAAATTGTTTTAACAAATATAGAAAAACACGATGGTCCTAAGGCATCTTGATCTATTTAGTGGCATTGGTGGATTTAGTCTTGGACTTGAAGCTACAGGTGGATTTGAAACGGTGGCATTTTGTGACATTGAAGAATTTCCAAGAAAAGTGCTGCAAAAGCATTGGCCAGGTGTTAAACAATACGAAGATATAAAGGAATTAAATTATGAAAAACTCAAAGCAGATGGACTTCTTCCGATCGACATCCTCACAGGTGGCTATCCCTGCCAGCCTTTCAGTATCGCAGGTAGAAAAAAAGGTGAAAAAGATCCGCGACATCTCTGGCCAGAGTATTTTAGACTTATCAAAGAGCTCAGGCCGACTTGGGTTATTGGAGAAAATGTTAGTGGACACATTAAACTCGGTCTCGACACCGTACTCGAGAACTTGGAGAGTGAAGGTTACTCCGTTAGGACGTTTAGTATTTCAGCTTCGAGCATCGGTGCCAACCACCAAAGAGAAAGAATCTGGATTGTGGCAAACTCCAACAGCAGTAGGAATAAAGGAGAGAAGTCCCGAAGCATTAGAGAGAAAGATGAAAAAGAGGAAAGAGATAGGCAGGTCGACAGTACCACCAGGTTCCCTGATGGAACAGATTCAATTGTCACCAAAAATAAATCAGAGTCCGAAGTGGAACATGTGGAGGACACCAGACGCTCATTGCGACAGAGGTCCGAGTTCCGAGGAGAGAATGAAAATGAAATTAGACAAGGGAATGCCAATATCTCTGAACGATCAAGTGAAGCATCCGAATTTGATGTGGCCAACACCGAGGGCAAATACAATAGTGAACAAGAAGGAAAGATTAAGTCCAGAGGGAAGATTATCGAAGGACGGGAAACAGAGATTCGGTCTGAATCTACAGGACGCAGTAACACTTTGGCCGACACCAAGAGCAGCCAAAGGAATGGCAATGAGATTAACAGAGAACATAGCGAAACTGAGACACAAGAGGAACTTGGAGTCAGAAGTAGCATATCAAGAACACAAGGCGGAAGCCCCTGGGAAGGGTGGTGGGACATTGAACCCGACGTGGGTAGAGTGGCTCATGGGATACCCGTTAGGGCACACCGACTTAAAGGATTAGGGAATAGTCTTGTTCCTACTATTCCCTTTTACATAGGGACAGTAATATTGGAGGTTATGAAGGATGACGGATAGTGAAATTATAGCTGCAATGCCAGAGATGATACCATTGTCATATGCAGAGACTCAATTTGATCGGCGTGTCAATAATTTGATTTATGCCTACAACAGAGCACAGCATCTAGGCATGAAGTGTATGTGGAAAGAAAAGGTCTTAGAATTATCAAAAAACATAACAAATGACAGCGAAGCCAGAGACAAAATTTTGGAAAAAACTTAAATCTTTGACTCCTGAAATACATTGGACACGTATAGAATCTACGAGTTCACCAGGAGTACCTGATTTACACGGAGTTTATCCTACCAATTGGGGATATTCTATTAGTTTTTGGGTTGAGTTGAAATGTAGTGAGATGAAAAAGGTTCGGCTAACGCCACGTCAAATATCGTGGAATTTTAGCTATAATAAAGCTGGTGGCAATAATTTCATCTTGGTCGAGAACCTCTCTAATAGAGCTATCTATATATATTCAGGATCCGATGTTCGTGAACTCTCCATTAAGGGCTTAGATTATTCTCCATTGCTCGTGATACATGAACCATGGGACATGAAGCTGCTAAAGAGCTGCATGCACCCTGGGCATCGCTAACACTTCTCCATTGCATTCTCCATTGCCCGATGTTCACGGATTGTGGGCTATGTAGGAAGATTTTTGAGCCCGGACCTGGAACAGAGATACCTCTTGACAGAAGTTCCATTGTCCCATATAAATGGGTAATGATTAGTTTAATTCTCCATTTGGCCGCATCCCTGGTGTTTGTGTTGATGGTCGTCATGATACGTTGGCCCCGGTCCAGGTTTCCATTGTTCCTGCTATTCGTTTGCATAGCCCTTTCCTATCAGTAAATTCTCCATTGGCATCTCCATCGTGGATCTCGGGTAAGATGTATGACTAATGGTTCATGCAGCGCACCGGCAGGTAGCGCTTGACATCCTAGATAAATGGGAGTATATAGAAATGAGACTGGTTTCTGATAATGAAAAGTTGCGATGCACTCAGTGCTATTAGTCAACGCTACAGGCTACCGGATGTAAAAACATACCTGTCCCAATGAATTAACATTGTGGGTATAAAATATGCCAGTCTCCATTGCCAAATTCCCAAAAGATTGGTCGGCTCATCAGGAGCCGTGATCCGGCATCCCCAGCAGGAAGCTCCATTGCCTCTCCATTACCGAAAAATGGCTGATTTCCCATGAAGATGAATCGGGTGAGGATTCCCAGCAGCGTGCAGCACGGGAAGTTCTCCATTGAAAAAGGGCAGAAAGGTTGGGTTTTAGGTAGTATGATGACTGAGCCCGGAACCAGGGACCAGGATGCAGGATCTCCATTGCCAGAAAAATTGCTGATTTTGTGGGGTTTCTCATGCCAATACAGGAGCATGCAGCGCACCAGGTACTACTTGTGTACGCTCTTGACAATGGGATAGAATGGGACTATATCTACATTATAAAGAAAGGAACAACATGACTGATAGAGGAAAAAGCTGCAAGGACCTGGTGTCAGGCCAGTGGAAAGACAGGCAAAAGGATTTAGAAAAATATGGTACAGATTTCGAAGGACTCTCCTTTGATTATGTTCTACCTAATACATTTGAATGGAACCAGAAGGAAGGGTATTGGCGTTGGCAGTTTAGCTGGGGTGGACCGAGTGACGAGCTCAGGGCATTCGTCAATCGTGATGACTCCATCCATCGCCTCGAATACTGGTATATGGATTGGTTCGATGGGGCAAAGGTGAACGTCGCTGCAGAGCACCCTGCGTGGGAGTTGATGCAGGAGATGATTACGCATACTGCACCTGGAATGGTGGCCAATGGATAAGTTTCTTGTTGTTGCAGCTCTGCTGCTGTTGTGGAAGCCCATCCTTTTCGTTGTTCTTCTCTCAGTTATATTGTAGATTTGCATTACCTCCATCGGGCTGGATTACTAGGGGTTTGTTATGTATACAGGAGTCCCGGGCCCGGTAACCAGGAGAGTGATGCCAACCAGTTTCATCTCGTGATGTAATGTCAAGGGCGCTTGCGGAAGCGCCCTTTTCCATTTCTCCATTCGGGGAAAATACTACGAATTTGCTAGGTAATGAGGCACATGGTGCTACCAGGTGCAGAGTGGGTTGCGTAATTCATTGTCTGTTTTCTTTGATTTTCCATCATTTGTATGACCTGCCCAGTCAGGATATCTGATGGCAGGATCTCCATTTCTTCTCCATTTCGTGATTTTTGGCAGATTTCCCATGATGTAATATCGGGGGACCCTGCAGCAGCATGCTGCTGGGAATACCAGTCGGGAGTATTTGTAATACTTTAAATTATCTGTGGATAAGTGCTATTGACATTATCCCATATTTATGGTAAAAGACATAGTCTTTTATTTTAAGGCAGAAAGGAGAAATAATGGCAAAGAAAGTAGAATCAATAATTGACGATTTAGCAAGATTAACTCTTTGTGCTAAAATGGTGCAAGAACAAATCGACCTAAAACGAAAGATATTAAAAGAAAGACTTTCAAAAAATCCTAAGACTAAGAAGCATATCTTCTTAGGCAAGGAATGGTCTATTATGGCTATCTATCGAACAAGTAAAAGATTAGATAGTGAGAAACTACGACAAGCTATTGGTGAAAAGAAGTATGATGCTTTTAAAACTAAAGTCGTTCGTAGTGTCGAATTTAAACCTGTGCCAAATGAAATAGAAAAAGAGCCACGACTTACTAAAGATGTCGTTGATAGTTCTGTTCTATCATTAGTAAATAGACAGGTAGCTTAATTAAGCTAGGGGGATTAATTCCCCCTACTTCTCCATTACTCCATTAGCTAACGAATTGTAGGGTTTATAAGGGTATTTAACCCGAAGCTGCTGGTGATGCAGGACTGTTGTGCCGAAGTTCCATTACTGCATTATCTTAGGATTGGTGTATCTTAGGTAAGTATAACAAGGACCTGGAACAGGAACCAGGATCCTGGTTGCAGGAGTTGAGGGGGCAAGAATAGACGACAAAAAAAGATTGTCGTACTTGTACTATTTGTTTGACTTGTTGATAACATTCCTATACTTATGGGATAATCATTTAACAAAGGAGATACAATGCCAAATGATTTAACTATTGCTGATGTACAGCAATTAATAAGACAAGAGTTTGATAATAAACTCGAAGATATAAAAAGAAACCAAGCAGTAATTAAAACTGATGGTGTACAAACAGCAATTGACTATCGTGCTGTTTGTGATTTTATGAGTGGTCAGATATTTGATTTCTGTATCACGAGTGATAACCAAGAGGTAAGGGAGTTTGGTAAAAACCTTGCTCTTCAACTTGGGGAAAAGTTTAACATTTCAGATAGGTGGAATGTTTAAGAGTTGGTAGTATCTCTACCTCGAAGCCCGAAGGCACAACCTTCGGGCTTTTTTTTCGTCTGAAAGATTTCCTTTAGAACTAAAACCACTAGATATTGGGTCCTGGAGATAGGGCTACCCCCTAAATGTAGTATGTGACTCTCGTCAGGGGGGTTTCATGCAAGTTGAAGACAGTCAGTCTTTATGCTATAAACTCCCGATGGAATCTATTGAAGTATTGACAAGTGATGAAGCTAAATTACTTGCACAAAAATTAAAAATAAAAAAATTAGAATTTGATGTTCAAGCACAGTCACAAAACAACTTTCTTCCTTTTGTCAGAAATGTATGGCCAGAATTTAAGGAAGGGAGTCACCACAAAATAATTTCTAAAAAATTTGAAGATATTGCGAATGGAAAGCTAAAGCGTTTAATCGTGAATATGCCACCTAGACACACAAAGTCTGAGTTTGCATCTTTCTTGTTTCCTGCGTGGTTCGTGGGACGTAATCCAAAAGCAAAGATTATGCAGACTACACACACCGGAGAACTTGCCATTCGTTTTGGTAGAAAGGTTCGTAACTTAATGGACTCCAACGATTATAAAAAAATTTTTCCAAAATCTTATTTACAACCAGATAGTATGGCAGCGGGTCGTTGGGAAACGGCACAAGGAGGAGAGTACTTTGCTGCAGGTACAGGAGGTGCAGTAACAGGAAGGGGTGCAGATTTATTAATTATTGATGATCCACATTCCGAGCAAGATGCCCTTAGTGAAACAGCATTGGATAATGCTTATGAATGGTATACCTCCGGACCACGGCAACGTTTACAGCCTGGTGGTGCAATTGTTATTGTTATGACAAGGTGGTCGGTTAAAGATCTAACAGGTATGTTAATGAAAGCACAAGCAGAACCAAAAGCTGATCAATGGGAAGTAATAGAATTTCCTGCCATCATGCCAAGTGGTAAACCTGTATGGCCAGGATTTTGGAGCTTTAAAGAACTAGAAGGTGTTAAAGCATCTCTGTCAGCTAGTAAATGGAATGCGCAGTGGCAACAGTCTCCCGTCTCACAGGAAGGAGCAATTATCAAGAAGGAATGGTGGAAAATATGGAAAGAAAAAACAATTCCAGAATTAAGCCATGTTATTCAATCCTACGATACGGCGTTCAGTAAAAAAGAAACAGCCGACTATTCAGCTATTACAACATGGGGTGTCTTCTTTCCAAAGCCACATGGTAGTCCTCATTTGATTTTGATGGATGCAAAGCGTGGTAGGTGGGAGTTTCCTGACTTGAAACGCAAGGCTCTCAAGGAATATAAGTACTGGGAACCTGAGACCGTGATCATTGAGGCAAAGGCATCAGGACTGCCATTAACACATGAGCTACGGCAAATAGGTATTCCTGTTGTCAATTTCACACCTAGTAAGGGTAGTGATAAGCATGTACGAATAAATTCTGTTGCGCCAATCTTTGAATCTGGTATGATATGGACTCCTGATGAAAGGTGGGCAGAGGACGTTATAGAGGAATGTGCAGCATTTCCTTATGGCGATCACGATGATTTGGTGGACAGTATGACACAGGCAGTAATGCGATTTAGACAAGGCAACTTCGTTCGTCTTGCTACAGACTATATTGAAGATAAATCCCCTAAGCGTAAAAGGGAGTATTACTAATGGTAGATGAAAATAGTGCTCTTTCTGAATTTGATAAGCAATTAATAGGCCAACTTCCTTATAATATATATGATAAAGGAGGAAAGTTTGAGGCTAAACAAGAATATGAAGATGAAGCAAGAGAAAAGGCTGATAAAGAAGGATTAATTTATAGGGGAGATGCAACTACAGGACAAATAATTTCTGAATTTGTAAGAAACGCACCAGATGCGACTTATAGTTTTTTAGCAAGAGGTGCAGAAGGATTATCTGAATTAGCTGTTGGATTAGCTCTTTCTACATATAAAGGGGGACAATTAGCAACACATATAACAGACCCGGAAAAATTAAAAGAAATAATGGCAGAACCTGCTTTTACAAAATACATGGGTGAGTTCAGAGGTAAATTAGGTAGTTTAAATTTAGGTGAAAATACAATATCTGGACCTACACCAGAAGAAATAGCAGGTACTACTGGTTATTACACTGCTCCTGTTCCTGTAGGAACAGCTGCACTTGCAGTTAAAACAGTTGCTCCAATAATAGCAAAGCACGCACCACGAACCGTGGACTATATAGCTTCTGGTGGTGCGCAACCATTTAAAGTAAGTGCTGGTGGTAAAAAGGTAAAATTAAATCAAAACTTAATAACTCAAGAATTTGCAGATGAATATAACAAGGTTTATTCTGGTCTTAAAAGCAATATACCTTTTTATGTAAGAAAACTTAAAGATAAGCATGGAAAAAAATTTAATCTTTTAGAAAATGAAGCAATAAAACAAGGATTAATTAAAAAAAGAAATGTAGGTCCTAAAGGTAAAGTATTTACACCTGAAGCAGATAAATTTTTTAAAAAAAATTATAAAACTATGACACTTGAAGATATGAAAAGTGCTTTGACAAAAGATCAAGAAACAATGAGTAAATATTTTTACACTGACTATGATGGAAATTTTAGGCAATTTAAAACAGACGATCTTGCTTATAGACTTTATCCCAACGAGGTTTTAGGATTAACAAAAGGAAAAGAAGTTAGTGCCAAAGGTTCAGTAAAAGTAAAACTTGCAGAAGAAAATAAAAAGAAAATTTTTTCAAATTATGAAACTATAATTAATTCTGAAAATTTTAATGCAAGTAATTCATCAAATTTAAGATTAGCATTTTCACAAGCCGTAACAAAAAATGATGCCTTATCAAAATATGGCATGAAAGGTTTTAATCCTAATTCCAAAGATCCAGGTTATTTAAGACGATTAAATCTTCTTATGCAACAATACAATGAGAGTAAAGGGTTTGGAAAATTTGATAGAACTAAAGGCTTCGAACAAGGTAGACTTTACAACAAGGATGAAATACAACAGATTGATAGATATTTAAAAGTAGGCACAGAAAGTACAGATAGAACATCAGTTTCAAATGCCTTTAAAAAATATTTAACTTCTAATGAAACATATAAAAATTTAAACATACCTAAATTGAAGGATGAGTTCTATCCTGTTATTGATGGAAGAATAAAAAAAGATTTTACTACAAAACTTAAAAGATATTTAGATTTTGTAAGACAGACATCACCAAGCACAAAAGATCCTGTAAAAGGTGACTTTAGTGCATTTATGAAAAAATTTAAACTAGACATCGAAGATTTACAAAATCCAAATTCGACAGCGTACCAAGATTTTAAAAACTTTACTTATCATGATAAAGTTAGGGAAGAAGTTGGAATTCTTGTAAAAGATTTTTTAAATAAACGTTTTCTAGCATCTAAAAATAGGCCTGATGGAACAATAAGAACGGAGGCAGAAAGAATATCTGAAGCTAAAAATAGCATACAAATAGCACATACATTTGAAGGAAGTCAGGTGGGAAAAACTGTTGGAGAGGGCTTAGAAGGCGCTGGTATGATACGTGGTTCGTATTATCTTGATATGTCAGAATTAAATGCGATACGACAGCCATTATTAGAAAGTGAAGCTAGATCAGCTTTAAAAATTTTTAAAGAAACTGGAGATAGATCAGCTTTAAATGCTGTAGACCAAAAGCTCACTAACATTGGATCAGAGATAACAGTGGGTGAGTTTACTTTAGGTACACATAAACCATTAGAAACTAAATTATTTGAGTTACTTGGTGGCCCACCAGGATCAATGGAAAGAAAGATATTACAACAAAAATATGGAATAACTGATAAAGAAATATCTGGTGTTGAGAGAGCAATTAAGTTATTAAATCAAAGTAGCAGGACAATAGGGGTGTCTTTTATGAAAGACGGTGGAATAGTACAATATTTTAAAGATGGCACGGATCAAGAAGGAGTAACCGCGGACCAAGGATCAATTAGCGGGATCGATGTTAAACCTTACATTCCTCCTCATTTAAGAATGAGTGAGGATAAACTTACAGTAGGTGATATTGGAACAGGTATAAGTGAAGCTGCGGAGACAATGTGGCCGTACATGGTGCCTGGTGTAGGGGAATATTTATCAGCGAAAGATTATGAAATGTTTTCTCAACAAGCAGAAGAAGCATGGGGAAAAGGAGAATATCCATCTTGGCTTGGTGCAACTATTCTTGGATCAGTAGCTCTTGGTGGCACAGTTCCAAACTGGACCGTGGTCGGTGCTGTACCAAACTTAGCTCTTGGTGCTTACAAAGGTATAAAGAAAGCCATAACACCAACTCCAACAAAGATTGCTAAAAAACCTATTGTTGAAATGGAGAAACGCTATGTTATTAAAGATGAAGCGGGTAACAAAGTATTTCAAGCAAAAAGTATTGATGATGCTGAACAAAAAGTACTTGTTCTAAAAGATAAAGAAGGAAAAAATTTTACTATAGAAGAAATTAATATTCCAAAAAAAGTTAAAAAAACAAAACAAGAAGTTGTCCATGTTCCAACTGTAGAAGCAACGGATGTTATTGGTTCAGGAAACAATAGACTTTTCTATTCAAAAATGGATCAATACATGCAAGGAACAAACGGTAATATCCGTGTTAAAATAGGTGGATCAGGAAGTTCTGTTGACATTCCAATTAATGAAGCAAAGTTAAGTGCAAAGGAATGGCATGATTCTTTTCGTGCAGCAGGAGTAAAGGAAAGTGAATTAGTTGATTCATATATTCGTCAATACCTTAATAAAAAAGGAGTATTTAAAGACGGTAAATTTACCAACAATCAACCTATTGCATATGCGGAAATAAAAGAATTATTTGATGGATCACCATCAAGATTTGTTCAATCATCAAAATATAGTGATGCAGACGGCAATTTAAAATACGGTGATGGTGGACGAGCAAAGGGTTATAAGGATGGGACACGAGAAGAACATGTCCTTTGGATGGATTCTAAAGATATTCGAGGTGATGTACAAGAATTACCATCAAACATTGCTCGGTATGAAGGGCATAGAGATATACGTAAAGTAGAGACTGATGCTAATTTTAGTACAAATAATAAATTAGAAGGAGAACCATATGTTATAGGATGGTCTCTTGTTGATGATAGACCAGGAATACTGGCTAATAAAAAAAATGTAACCGTAACAACAGCAACTGAAATTCAATCAGACTTTTTACAAAAAGCTGCATCATTAAAAGCAAACTTAAAAAAAGATTTAAAAACTAACATTCAAGCAGGCAATACTTCAACAGTAAAAGAAATAACACAAAAACTTGAAAATATATTTAGGCAAATGCCTTTAACATCGGCAGAGATAAAAGGTTATACATCACAAATAGAACAAGCAAGTAAAGTATTTGATGATGTAGCAAAGATGGATTTAAACCTAGTGGACGATGCTGTCATGAGACAATTAGATGAGGCTGCAGCATTGCGAGATGAAGCACTTGCTGGCTTAAATAAATTTATTGATGACATTGATCCAAAAGACCTATTTCCAAATATTCCGTTTAAAGATCAAAAGGACTGGGTATCATCCTTAATTAAAAATGATGTTGCCATTGCCGCACAGAAACGATTTTACTTTGATGAAAATGGTGTTTTGCAAGTAAATAAAAATGCACCGTCTCACTATTCGGTAGCACCTAGTGTTACACAAAAAAATAGATGGATGCAAAGTTCAATGAGAGACAATCCAGACATAGGAATGAATACTCCACCAAACATGAGATCAACAAGAGAGCATGGACAGGCCGTGGCTTATGATTTGGAATATGGTGGTCCAAATGTTTATGCTCCTGATACGTGGCAAGTTGTCGATGAGTCTAAAATAATTAAGGACATAGATGGGAAAATCGTAAGGTATGAAGATGGCTATGTTGTATCAAAAGGACATCCAAGAATAGTAAGTGCAGAAGGTGTTCTGAATAAAATGGTTGATGACGGTTTAAGCATAGAAAATATTAAAATAGAAAAGGTAAAAACACACTTTACAAGTAATTCAGAGGCAACTTTAAGAAAAATAGCTTCAGAAAAAAATGCAGAGTTTTCCATAGGAAAAGTAAAACACGGTAATGAAATGGTAGAATCTTATCTTATTGAACTTACACCTGAGATGTTGACACCGTTCGCACAATACTTTAAACATGGAGGTCTGGTGGAAAAAATACCTCAGTATAATCCATTAAAATCTGTCCTTGATGTTATAGGACCAATAGGAGCATACTAATGGCAAGAAAAATTGAAAAAGATTATCCAAACGTTGATAAAGCATTATATGCTAATCCAAGAGATGCATTTGCTGTAGAAGAAGTAGGTCAAACAATAGAGTTGCCTGAAGATCAACAAGAAGGAACAGGACCTCAAGTTATTAATGAGGAAGATGGAGGTGCAACATTAGACTTTAATCCTCAAATGCGTGCACAAGAAGGTTCATTTGAAGGTAACGTAGCTGAATGGCTTGAAGACGGTGTTCTTGATAAAATATCATCTGATCTTCGTTCAAATTTTGAAGACGATAAAAATTCTCGATCAGATTGGGAAAAAGCTTATACCGAAGGACTTGATCTTTTAGGATTTAAGTATGAAGAACGTGCAAAACCTTTTACAGGAGCAACGGGTGTTACTCATCCATTACTTGCAGAAGCTGTTACACAATTTCAAGCACAATCTTATAAAGAATTACTCCCACCAGGTGGACCTGTTAGAACAGAAATTTTAGGAGATTCTACACCAGAAGTAGAACAACAAGCTGAACGTATTAAAGACTTTATGAATTATCAGGTCACTTGCATCATGCAAGAGTTTGACCCTGAGCTTGATCAAATGTTATTTCACCTGCCATTAGCAGGATCAGCTTTTAAGAAAATTTATTATGATGCACAATTAGAGAGAGCTGTATCAAAATTTATTCCAGCCGAAGATTTGATTGTTCCGTATTTTGTTTCCGATTTAGAATCATGCATGCGTATTACACATGTTGTGAAGATGAAAAGAAATGATTTACGTAAGAATCAAGTTTCAGGATTTTATCGTGACATAGACTTACAACCATCCAAAGCAGATATTTCTGATTCAAAAGAAAAACAAGATAACATTCTTGGTGTTGAGCAAGTTTCTTTTAGTGAAGAAGAATTTAATTTACTTGAGATGCATGTTGATTTAGATATACCAGGATTCGAAGATAGAGATCAGGGAGATAATCCAACAGGTATTATGTTACCTTATATTGTTACTATCGATGAAGACTCAGGAAAAGTTTTATCAATTTATAGAAACTGGAGACAGGGTGACGGAACAAGGAAAAAGAAACAGTATTTTACACACTATAAGTTTTTACCTGGCCTTGGTTTTTATGGCTTTGGTCTTATTCACATGCTCGGGGGATTATCAAGAACAGCTACAGCAGCCCTCCGTCAGCTTATCGACGCTGGTACGTTGTCCAATCTCCCCGCAGGTTTTAAAGCTAGAGGGTTGCGAATTAAAGATGACGACGAAGCCCTTAACCCAGGAGAATGGCGAGATGTAGATGCACCAGGTGGGAATCTGCGTGAATCATTAATGCCACTTCCTTACAAAGAACCAAGTGCAACATTATTTCAATTATTAGGATTTGTTACCGATGCAGGACGACGTTTTGCAGGAGTAACAGATATGATGATGGGTGAGAATGCAGGTAGCCAACAGCAACCTGTAGGAACAACCATGGCTATCTTAGAGCGAGGCATGAAAGTTATGTCTGCTATTCATAAAAGATTACACTATGCACAAAAAATAGAATTTAAACTACTAGCAAAAGTTTTTGCCGAATACTTGCCTCCCGAGTATCCATATATGGTTGCCAATGGCAATCAAATGGTTAAACAAACGGACTTCGACGATCGTGTCGATGTCATTCCTGTGTCTGATCCAAATATTTTCTCCATGGCACAACGTGTCACACTGGCTCAGACACAGTTACAATTAGCACAATCAAATCCAGAAATGCATAATTTACATGAGGCATATCGCCGAATGTATTCCGCATTGGGTGTTCAAAATATAGAGAAGGTTCTTCCACCACCTCCTCAGCCTCAGCCGACTGATCCTGCGATCGAGAACGCTGGAACATTGAACGCTCAAAAGCCTGTTGCGTTCCCTGATCAGGATCATTCCGCTCACATCAGGGCGCATCGGGCATTTATGTCATCGGTTTTAGTTAAAACTAATCCTGCTGTTATGTCATTATTACAAGGGCATATTACTGAACATGTAGGATTTATGGCGCGTGCAATGGTACAAGAAGAAATGAAACCTGAAATGGATCAACTTATGCAACAATATGGAGGTCAATTACCTGAAGAAATTCAAGCACAGATTGAAATGCAAATGGAAAGTGCTGTTGCTATTAAGATTGCCGAAATTATTGAGCAAATGGTAGCAGAAGAACAAGAAATGTTTGACCAAATGGGTGATGATCCTCTCGTTCAATTAAAACAACAAGAAATTGACATTAAAAAGAACGAAGCAGAGCTGAAAGCACAACAAATGGGCGAAAAACAAGCTCTTGAAGAGAAGAAAATGTCACAAAAAGAAGGTTTAGACCGTGAAAAAATGCAATCTCAAGAAGATATTGCTCAATTAAAGGCTAATGTCGCTCTAGATAAAGCAGAAGGAGACAGAAATATGGATAGATCCGAAGCTGCACAAGAAAGATTGATGAAAAAAGAGATGCAAAGGCAAAAT